ACTTTCGGCAATTTCTTTATCCCAATTCTTAACAAACGTAAGTATTTTATCCATGATGATGATTGTTTGAATTGAGATTTGTTTCGAAAGAAATAGTCGTAGCAATCTAGGATGTTGCCCACTATGTACCCGAAGAACATCATCAAACCGAACAGAAGCGTCACTAGCGTCATTACTAATACGTACAATATCGCTTCGAAAATTGTATGTAAACGACTCATTATACTTTCGCCATTTATTGTAATTAGTTTCACCATCTGCTCTAACTAAATCTCCTATCCATGTTTTAGAATTAGTTGCAAAGTTAGCAACAAAGTAATCAAGTAATTCGTCAGGTTTATATTTAGTAACCAGTTTGTGAAAAAAGAACCTATCGTTTCTTTTGAGAAAAGTATTAAATGATGAATTAACTTTTGCGTTGTGTTTAAAGAAGTCGTAATTATCAGTTGAAAAATGTAATTTAACTGCAAGATAAAGTTTGTATGCTTCATAACTATTCATAATGGTAGTTTAGCTGAATTTGTTTTTTCAATTAGATTCAACTTCTCTGCCTCTATTTGTATTTTTTCTTTTAGTGATTTATTTATTATTGTTTTTATTGAACCTGAATCTAAATTATTATCTTCACAATAATTAAGAACAGCATCCATATACGTAATTCTTTTTTCTTTAACTATCTTTTCAATAATTAACCCAAACTTTTTACTATTCAATAACATTAATGTATATTTCCTGACACAGATATTCTTGTTTCGTCATTATAAAAAGGTGCTACGCTGTGATGTAGCATTGACGGAAATAATAACATTGTACCTTCATCTTCTTTTTTTAATAGAAAATCATGTATGTAAGTTATGCCTACGGTACTATTATAAGAAAATTGAAAGGATGTATATCGTTCTTTTTGATCATTATCTGGTATTTTAATCCATATACTATAACTTAATATACCATCATGTTTATGAAGTGGTAAATATTCACCTTTTTCTTGTACGTTTATCCATGGGTCACCATTTCGATAAGGAAAATCATTGCTCTGAATAGAGTAATGAGTTCTAGCATAATCAGGATGTGCTTTAAACCACTCGTCAACCATTGGGTTTAAAAACTTAAAAAATTCTTCTTTTGTGTGTTGTAGATGATAATGTACTGGTGTACCTTGACCACTTAAACCAGATTGAATTTTTACATTTTTTTCTTTACAATGTAAACACTCATTTAAAATTTTAGAATATAAATCTTCAGGAAGTTTAACTCTTAAAACTTTTAAGTTAGGTAATTCAATTAGTTTAAACATAATTTATTATAACATATTATAAGGGAGAGATCAACCCTCCCATATAATTAATCAGCGATTTGATCGCAATTCTTTTTATTTGCTGGTAGACCTGGTTCTTTATCATATAACCAAATATATGAATAAACTACCTTGTCTTCTTTTACTGCACATTTTTTACCAAATGATAATCTTGGTTCTTTTATAGAACAAGCACTTAGCAATACACCTGCAAATAATATAGTCATTATTGTTTTCACTTTGTCAGTTCTCCGTTTTCTATTTTTGTCGTGTTAAAGGAATGAAATATCATACATCTTTCGTTACCGTTAGGTATATCTATTGTTGCTAATCTTTCACCTTTGTCGTTGAGCCACATAGTTACCATATACACTGGATCACCATCTGGTGATGAATCAGTTCGACCCAAAGAAACCTCTGTTGGTTCAAACTCATGCGCCGTTGTATATCTTTCTACTTCAGCAGGAGTGCCACACACGCCTGGTAAATCCAAGAAGTAAAAATCGTATAGATTAAGGTTGTATTTGCTATTATGATCTGCAAATACATAACTTGTTAGAAGTAGGGTAAATAGTAGAATTAGTTTTATCATTCATAACTATTTAGTTATTTGTGTTAACTTTTCTTTGTTTCTAATAAGAAAATCTGCTGTGTGTTTATAGAATAGGTCTTGGTGTTCTTTAATTTTCTCAGGACCATGCACCCACTCTTGTACAAATCCGTCTTCACAAGCGGCCAATATAACCGTTTGTTCTATTTTCTTTTCTGGATACATTTCTTCAAACATTTTAGCATATGCTGAACATTGTAAGAAGTTACCATAATTATAATCTGCGTCTCGTCTTTTAGTTGAAGTCTTAAAATCAACCACAGATAACTTACCTTTGTATTCTGCGATACAATCTACTTGACCTGCAACTCCTAATTCTTTTGAATATAGGTACTCTTCTAAACAATGAATATTATCTACTCTTGCAAGATAGGGTTTTATAATTCTAAACAGACCTAATGCTGTCACAGCTGTCACGCCTACATTCTTGTCGTCTTCATTATTTAAATGATTTTCAATAAGTTTGTGGGTAGATTTACCTCTGTTAGTAGCAGATACAGAAATATAGTTTGCCATTTTTTCGCCCACTGCATTTCGCCATGCTTCTATTTTTGCTTTTCGTTCTGGTATAGAACCTAGAATTGATGTCACAGAGGGCATATTAACACCATCAATGGTGTAATATCTTATGCCCTCTAAATTTTTGCCTTTTACTCCTAATGATTTAGGAAGATGACTCTCGTCAAGTTTTACATGATTAAATGCCATAATTATCCTTCATAATCTTTCATACTATTATTATATAACAATTTTGTTATATTGTCAAGCCTTATCCTTCCATCAATGAATTATTGATGTCGTCTTTACTTGGACCTGTTGTTTTAGAGTATTCTTTTTGATAGACGGTTCTACCATTTGCGTCTCTAAACGCTCTTAAATATTCTCGTCTATTTTCTTCATCATTCTTGTAGGAACAATGAACCCAGCCTGAATTAGGTTCTTCTGGTTTGTGATACTCCAATATACATTGGTCAAAGTTTAGATTGTCAACTATCCAGTCGGCAACCTCTCTATTAGACACACCGAATATTTCGAAATCGGCGGCCTGGCCATCTGCGTGCTGTGAGTTTAAAGATGAACCTATGGCAATACACAACTCACCAGACCTAAAGCCTGATGATACAGAAACCACTTTACCAAAGTGATCCCGTACTGGTTGTAAAATATTAGTACATAGGCGCTCTAAAGACTCTATATGATCTTCGTTAGGGTTATTATTAATACCTTTACGAACAGCCGTGTCGCTCTTAATTAGCTCTTTAAGAGTGAAGTTTTTGCTTAATCGCATATAGTTTATCCTTTGCTTTTAGTTTAATTTTCTTCAAGGTTCTTAAATCGTACCATGATTTAGTTGATCTGTCAATACTTCTTTTTGTCTCTACACTATTCACTTCTCGTTTTAATTCTTTATGGTGTGTTTTGATCTCTAACATATTATCCCCTTGTAAGTTTTAGCAGTTTATCCATTTGTGCCTTGATAATAGGACCCCTATTAGGCCAATGAATATACGGCTCGTTTGACTTTGATAAGTTATATAAAAACGGCAATACAACTTTCTCAATTTCTTTAAATCGTTTATTTACATCTGCGTCTTGTATTTCTTTGTTCACGGTTTCTTTTTCGGACACAATCTGCATAACTTCGTTCATCATAGATTTAATTGATGAAACATCCGATTTAACTTTTGCTAATTCAATGTTTGTTCCTTCTAAAGCTTTTGTATCAACAGCTGGTGTTGATTTGCTTTCAGAGGGTTTACTTGACACAGGAGTAAAACCAAAGTCAACACTTGTATCAAATTCTCTCATAAAATCAGGTATATCATTGCTCATAGTTTTCTACCTCCTTTTTCATTTTTAAATGTTTAAGTTCGTTTTGTAATTCTAATTGTTGTTGTGTGATTTTTTTTATTTCTTTTGCTGTTTCGATTGATTTCTTTACGTTATCATAAGCGTGTGTTTTAATAGACTTGTTTGTCGTAATTGTTGTTGCTAAATCAAGTCCGTTATATGCTTTTACAACAGCATTGTTATTAACGGCAAGGCCTGCACCAGATGATAGTAAAGCAAACTCTGAACACCCAGTTAAAAATAGTCCTAGTACAGCGGGCAGGACTATCTTATTAAGGACATTCCTGCCCTTTTGATTATACAATGAGCGGATTGACCTATTAGACTCTGGTATACGACCGTTGTGTTTCAGTTGCTCGCTCTGTACTTTATTATTTAGATTTTGCATTTCTTTTACTTGCCCATTTTTTTCTATGTTTTGCCATCACTTGTTCTGTTTTAATTTGTTTTGTACTTTTAGTTCCCATATCATTTGCTAGTTTACTTTGTGGGTGTTTTTCTGCAATCTTACTTAATGTTTCGTTCCACCCCTTATCACTTCTATATGACATACCACTTACACCTGCAACAATATTAACACTTGTAATAATTTGTCTAACACTTTTATTTTTCTTTAGATACTTTTCCATTTCAGCAATGGTCATAATATCTGTCCAAACTTTACCAGTTTTTTTATTCTCAAATGTATATGATGGCATTTATTTTAAAGTTAAATGATACTTTAATTGATTAATAGCTTCTAGCATATCCTCTAGTATGCTCAAAAGATCAATTGAATCCAATTCTCTGGATAGTTCTACGATACGATCTTTTGTTTTTGTGATCCGTCTTGCAAATTCGTCAGTTTCAGGATTAATATAGTTCGCCACATTGGGAACCATTTCGCTATTAAAAGATATTCTAGCATTATCACCTTGATAAGTTTCTACAAACCTATCGTTTAGTTCATTAAATTTTGTATAGTGTTCGCCTAGTGCCTCATGTTCAGCATAACTTGTAGTTTGCCAATGAGAGGCCTGTACGAAATTTAGCCAATGAATATTTGCATTTACAAATTTTGATATTGTTTCGTGCATAACTTTATTTATATGTTTTCTTCTCTCTTTATTTGTGTAGGATCTGTTTTACCCATTGATAAAATACCCTCTTTATACCAATCAGGCATAACTGCATTAGGTTTTTCCCATTTAGCAAATCTTTTTTTTTCTAGTATATAATATTTTCTATATGACCCAACACTATCACCTGGTATTTTACAATGTTCAGGCATTGCTGGTGTAGCGTCTGTGCCCATTATATTAATCGGTGCATTTTTAGGTGGCACTGATAATAGTTGACCTAATTTTGTTATTGATACGTGGTCTTTATCTTTTTGCCATCTTAATTTGTATTGTTCGTTTAGTGCCATCATATGTTTGTACAACCATATGTAATTGTAAGCAGACTTCAAAACCCATTGTGTACTAGGATGACCTAACCAACCTGCTTTGTAAACTATTGCTTCTTCGTTAGCATTTTCTAAACGCCATCTTTTAATTTTTCTACCATTCTTTGTAGTATCAAAATATTCTGTACCGTCTAAAACTCTTTTAGCAGTACAAAGCATTTGAGCAGATTCTAATATCATTTTGATAATGTGTTTATCGCACATCATTTCTGCTGCTCTAACAGGATCTTTATCTACATAAAATATATTCATTAGTGTATTAATTTATCGGTTACGTATTTTACTAGTTTATATTCTTTTGCAAGGTCCATCATTTTTTGATACCACAATGCTTTGAAGTCATCATTTTGTGCTTTCTTACAAGCACTTGCTAATGCGTCTAAACGTCTGACTTCGATTGGAATATAAACCTTTATATCTTCAGTTGTTCTCATGTATCTATTATTGTATAACAAATCTTTTATTTTGTCAAGCGTCTTTTTCATTGATTTTATAGTCATTTTTCATTATATTATTATTTTTTATCATTCCAATCGTATATCTGATTCAGTTTTAATTTGATTTCATCGGGATTTAATTCGTTAATATCTGTTGACAATAATTTTCTAAAGTCTCTATCTTTTTTTTTAAGATTTTTAGTTTTCTTTTCTAATCTTTTTAATCTATCTGCTTGTTTTTTTTCAGAGTTTTGTTTAGTTAAATTTCTCTTCATTTTCCATTGTCTCAATGATATATTAGCAGCAATCAATAATAATACTGCAAGTGGGTCAAATACGAATATAAGTATTAATATGATAATTCTTACTGCGGAATCAAAATGATCTTTAGCCTCATCACCATAAATCAACTCAGCGACATATTTTAATGGACCCACATCCGCTTCTAATTTTAATTGTTCTATGGTTATTGACGATTTGGCATTGTTCAACTCCGCTATTTTTCCCATTGCTTCGTCTATTGATTTATTCAACAGGTCTCGTTCTTCTTTTTGTTTCTTTCGCTCTTTTAATCCCCTACTAACATATTCTTTGTCAATATAAACATCAAGTGCCTTATCTAATTGTTCAAGTGTTCTCTCTGCTCTTTCAATAATTGATTTTTGTTGATTAATCTTTTTGTCTATAAGTAATATCTGTTCCTGATTACCTGCTGTAGGTTTAACTTGATCTAGGTGTGCCTTTGATAGAAACCCAAAGATACCCATTGATGTTATAAAAATTAAAACTATGATTGCTGTAAATAGATATGCCTTTAAGGACTTTGGTATGTCTGAGCGCCAGTTATGATAGAGCCAAGATGCGGCTACTAACTTACCTACTTCTAATGCTGAACCCATTGCAATAATAGGTACGGCTGCACCAGCAAATAAAGTTGCTAGTCCTAGTATAGAATATCCTGCTGCTATCATAGAGATAGCAATTGCTGATATAAATGTTAGTAGTGTTAAAAACATTATAATATTTATGTTAACCAGTTATAGATTGCTCTGATTGCTAAAAGTAAATACATTGTTTCCATCAATGCTCTAGGTGTGTCTTTATCTTTAATACCCATGTAAATCCATATACTGCAAGATATTGTTGCTATTGCCCAACCTATCCATTGTGTGTGAATATCTGCATTTGACAACACAAAAGCGCCAATCATTGCTAATAGAAAACCTACCCAACGCCAACCATCAATCTCTTTGTAATATCTTATCTTCATAGGTATTTGTTTTTGTACCATTTATAGAATACTTTATCATTAAAATATTCTGCAATTGCGCTAGCAGGAACTTGGTCACTTCTAATACAATCTGCAACATCTTGGTAGTCTGCTCTATCTACCTTGTATTTCTTTTTTAATTTCATTTTAGATAACGTCACTAAAAATCTCCTTCGTTTTTCTTTTTCAAACGGTGTCATCACCATAGTAAGTATGTGGTCTCTCTCTTTTTTCTTTTTCTTTTCTCTCTTCTTCTTTTTTGTGTTTATCGTAGAGATATAATAAAGCGAAAGCACCTACAATACAGATACTAGACGAAAACAACATCATTCCTAATCCGAATCCTAATGTCATTTAATCTCCTCAGGTTTATCTTTTGGTAAAACAATGTTAGAAACCTTCTCTTTAGGTGGCACTTTTTTCTTAGGTTCATTTACTGCCTTATCAGTTGCAACCGTATTCTCTAGTTTTCTAACTCTTTCAATTATTCTAATTACCCTCTCGGCATAATCAGGTGTAGTTGAAAATTTTGTTAATGTTTTAATCAAAGCAATTGCGTCCATGTTGTTATTCATAACCAATTGTTTAGTTCTTAACTTTCTAAACTCTTCATAAGCAGGATGATTGTTTAATATTCTTACATACTCTTTTACACTAGCACATTTACTAGGAAAAACTCTAACTTGCCATGGGTTGTTTTTAGGAAAACCTTTGGGCAACATACCAGGGTGATCGCCCCAAGTTCTAATACCAAATAAGTTATTACCTTCTATTGCAAATCTACTTGTACCCCAAGCAGACTCTAATGCTGCCTGACCCATAATCATTTCATAAGGCACTCTTTCCATTCTAGGTGTTGTAAAGTTTATGTAATCAATACATTTACTTAATGCCTTTACAAACTGCACATCATTTTCATATTCCATACTAGGTTCTTGTAGACCTAATTTATTTGCCCAATCAGTATAATATGCTTCTACTGATTTTTTCGTTTTATGTAATGTGTAAGGATTAGGATAAAACGAACCACTTACAAAAACTAATACTAATACTAGTACTGAATATGCAACTTTCTTCCACATTGGTATTGGTTTTGTTGGTTTATCTTCTTTGACTTTTCTAATCATTCACTTCTCCATGTTTTAGCATTTTACGTAGATTCTTTGTATCTCTTTGTGTAGTAATCACATAATGTTTATGTGTCACCTTATGTTCATTTACTGGACCTATAAAAGGCACATTGTATTCTCTTTGAAATATTAAAATGCCTTTTAAGTACAAAGGTAATAAAACGTCAAGCATTTTATCATTTGTATCCTTAGGCACTCTAGGTGTTTTAAAATAACCTTTGCCTTTTATTAAACCTTTAATTAGTTCTTTGTGTTTTTTATTTAACTTCATGCACCCTCCTCACCATATATTCATAACCATGTTCGCTAAATCTTTTTTGTGTAAATGATAGAGTCTTGTTATCTAAAAGCACTCTATAACTTTTGAATATTTTTTTACTAGTTTTGCCTGGAAAATTGTCTAGGATATCTTTGTGTAAATGACCTGTGTAATAAACAACTTTATCTTTTTTGCCTTCTAACACATCATTGATTATAGAAACACCATTTTTAATTTGTTTCTTTAACCATTCATCAATATAATTCTTCTCACTATTAAACATAATATAATAAATTTTTTATAATCTTAAACCGATCTTTTGCACTTTAGGTTCAAACGACCAGAATAGGTCATTGTGAGTACCATTATCTCCTAAGTTTTGCATTTGATATAAATGTACCATTTCATGGATCAGTGTATCTAAAAAGTCTCTTTTACTTTTATATGATGGTTCCATTTCTAATTTGTAAAATCTAGTACCTTTTCTTTTCCACTCCATAGTAACCACTTGACCCATACACTTCTCTCTAGTTAGGTCTTTGATTAATACATCACCAAAGGCAGATAGTTTATTTCTAAATACAACTCTGTTAAACTCTTTGAAATACTTTTTAATATCTTTGTAAGTAGTAGCATATTTTTTCTTAATAGAGCATTGTCTAGTTATAGTTCTTTTAAGTTTAGCAGCACTTGACATTGTTTTATTTTTCTTCCTCATTCTTCTTTTTCCTCTTATCATTAATAGTTTGTATTAATAACAAAGTCAATATGGACAAAATAATTATAACTAAATCTTTTGGCACATATGTATAAAGTGTATTCAAATAATAGTTTATAGTACTAATTACATCCATTAGGTGATCCTTCTAGTAATTTGCACTTATACTTTTTGTCTGCTTCAAGTCTCATATCAGCAGCAATACCTTCTAATATAGACGGAAGATATTTCTGTAATATAACCATAGACTCAATCGCAAAATTGTGAGCAAGTTTATTTAACTCACTCTCTAATAACGCACCATGATTCATGTTACCATTGATTGTCTCAACTATTACATGACCTACTACTGCGTTTGTATATTCGTCAGCATTTGCTTTTGAGAAAGCATTTGCAAGAGCATATACCCAAAAATAAAATATAAAGAATATTACAATAACTTTTTTCATTACTGCATTACCTTTAGGTCTTCTTTGGCATAATATAAAACTTCGCCAACATTTTCATCATCAATATTAAGTAAGTTTACGTTCTCAACATCCATGATGTCTTTTATAGCAGTTTGTTCAGTGATTAAATTATCAGTATAACTTTTGACAATCTTATCAACTTTGGTTTCTGCAATATCTGTATAGTATTGTTTAACTTTACTCATAACTATTTATTTCCTTTCATAATGTAAGTATTAATTGTTTTCATACTCATAATATATCAGAAATGGGTATAGTAAACAAGCAAATAATGGAATAATAGTCCGTTTTTTATATTGAATTATATAGGGAAATTAGGGTGTGACATTGTGTCAAGTAGATGTTCTACTTTTGTTCTACACCCTAAAGTTGTATTTGTATCGAATCAGATACAATTATTTAGATTGTACGAAATTTTCGGTCCAACCAAACGCTTTTTTAACTAGGTCTGCCGTTAAACCACTATAAACATTAGATAAATTTTTGTTTCTAACATTTAATAATAGTTTTGCTTCTTCGGCCTGTAAACCCTCTAGCATTTGAATAAACAAGATTTCTCGTTTTGCTTTATTGAGAACATTAGCACCTTTGATGAAATAGTGTAGTCTTCTTGCTTCACTATGTAAGGTAGTGTGTTCAGTACCAGCAGGTGCTTCATTTTCTTTGTAAGGTGGTGTACCCTCAGGTAACTCCCATACGATTTTAGGATCAAACGCACCTTTGAGTACTTGTCTCATTGGTGTGCTGTCATTTTTTCTTAAAATATCTAGTTTAGCAGCTTCTGTTTCTGCTTTATCTAGTTCTCTAAAAATCTCAAAAAATAAAGGTGCTGATGAACCTGACATCGCCATGTTGTTCAATGCACTTGTCGTTGTTGTAGGCATAATTTAATTCTCCTTATTCTTATTTATATAAGAATTAGATGTGGGGTTTTCACCCCACACCTTAAATGTGTAATCTGAATTACGCATTTCTGTAAGCATACGGAGTTCCGTATAACTTTTTGATACCAGCAGCGATTATCGCTTTTGTTGGAACACCCATTCTGTATGATGTACCTTTAGCAGATTTGTTAACATAGATCATGTTACCTTCTGCTCTTAATGTATCAACTAACGCTCTAGGCGATGTTAAGTCGAATCTGCTTCTTAATGCTTTCCAAGAAACTGACTCACCTTTGTTTAAAAGGTTTAAAACTTTTTGTCTTTTAGACATAGTTTTTCTGCCTCTTTTTGATACTTTTTTTGATTTTGATATAACTCTTGCCGAGTCACCGAATAATGATTTAAACATTATTACTCCTTATATAACGTGCCTCAATTTGTAAATTGTGTAGTGGCACTTTACTACACAAAGTATTACCAAGTGCTTTAGGTAATTTTGTCACCATCATCATCTTTTTTTTGATGTTTACTAATTAACTCTTCTAACTTTTTAAGAGTCTCTGGTGGTAAATCTTTTTTCTTTATTTTACTTCTAAATAAAATATCAGAATAATCCATTTGTACATAACTTAATTTGTCTTCTTCGCCCTCTTTTAGTATCTTGCCATTTGCAGCTACACTTTGAGCAACACGGTCAACAATGTTATGTAAATTATGTTTCAAACTAAAATCTCTATACAGACATGACTTTACACTCTCCATTATGAAAGCAAAGTCTTTTTGAAATTGAGCGTCATCTGTTTGAATAGAGTTCTGCCCAAACAATATAAACAATTCATCTTGTACTTTTTCCATCAATGTGGTTACAAATAATCTTGCCTGTAAATCTTTTAATTCTTTTTGATGTTTGGCTGAAATCTGTTTTTTAGGTTCCTGTTTTACTTTAGGAAAGATAATTATATTATCTTTATCGTCCTTCTTATCTGTCATCATTATATCTTTTCACCTTTAAAATTAACTAGACCTTTGTCAGCAAGATATTCTACTAACTGATTATATCCGCCTACTAATTTATCATCTACTTTAATTTGTGGCATACTTCTTACAGGTTTGCCTATGTCATCAAACATATCGTTGACATCTTTAAAATCTTCCATCTTCTTCTCTGTGTATTCAAGGCCAACACTCTTTAATAAGTTTTTGGCCTTGGTACAAAAAGTACAATTGTTTTTTGAATAAACAACTACTTTACTCATTTACTTTGTCCTCTTTAGCAATCATTTCTACTTCGTCATATTTTTTCTCAGCAAGTTTCTTCAACTCGTAAGCGTCAACAACCGTTTCGATTGCATAATCATACATCTTGTTAGCGTCACCTAGTGGCAATCTTAAACCAACCCAAGCACGATAGTAACCATTCTTCGTCATAGTTACCTCTGTTTTGAATACTTCGTATCCTCTAACAGGTGTATTTTTAATTATGTTAACAAGAGTCGTTTCTACATCTGATACAACCGTTTTTGTATTAGTTTTACCTAATTCAGTTGTAAAGATTTTTGCCTTCTTGTTCATTTCACCCTTAATCATATCGGCCATTTCTGCCTTAGCGATTAGGGATGCCTTTTCTATTGCAAGTTCAAGGTCTGGAGACACTGAAGTACCTACACCGAATATACACTCTTTATCTTTATTCTTACCGAATTTAGTAGTGCCACATTCTTTTTTCTTATTGTAGTCATTCATGTACCAGGCAGGAACTTTTGCAACAGCCTTACCTTTTTCTTGTTTGATAGTGTATGTTTTATTTGCTGTACAATTCGCAACAAGCAAACTTAACACGCCTACAAACAATATTTTCACATACTTATTCATCATTTATTACCTTCTCCTTCATATTATACACTAACTCTCTAGTCTTGTCAACAAGCTGATACTTATCAACCGTTGTATTAAATTGTTCCCAGTTGAGAGCCAGTAAGACCCAAAGAACAATTATAGTAAATGACAATTTTATCATCTTTTCATCACCTCCCATTTACCAGTTGGATTCAAACAAACCGTGCCAGGTCTCTTAAACCATGATTGTGGTCTTGCATATTTTCTACAATATAACGGTGCATTTGAATCTCTATAATAAAACTCAGCAAATAATTCCCAATAACCAGGTTTTCTTGCTTTTTCTAGTTCTATTTCTTTTTGTAATTCTTCAATCTTTTGACTCTTTGTAATCCCAAATTTTGTATCTGCACAATGTAATTCTTCTTTTTTAACAATCTCATC